CGTTCCCTTAGTGTAGGTCGGTGTCCCGGCGGAAGAGGTGTCATCAACAAGCCAAGCGGTTGCCGGGTCTGCCGAAGTTGGAAACGTGGCCACTGCCCCGTTGAAGTCATCGTAAAAAGTCTGAAAGTCGCGCATGTCGCCCATGTTCTTATGTTCCTGTTTTGTGAATTTTGTTGCCGTCCCAAAAAGCCCCCAAGCAATCGCCCAGGGGCTATAAATCAATCGACACTACGCACGGTTAGCGAAGATGCCGCGATGCTCGATAACCGCCGCTGCGAAGCTTTGGCGAACCGTGTAGATGTACGAATCGTTGCGAATGTTGTAATCCGACTCCAAGACTGGCGATTCTTCGCCACTCAGGAAGCTGATTTCAACCGTGTCAATCAGGCTATTGTCTGCGATTGCGTACCAGTTAGCTGTGCTGTTGGCGTCCAAGTATGGACTCGCAACAACCCGCAACTGCCGAGCACCGCCGCGACCGTAAAGGTTCGAGACGCCGCTATTCTTTTCGCTCTCGACCGAAGCCGTCGAATTGACAAGCTCCAAGGTAGTCCCTGCAAGAGCCAGAGGCACCAAGAGAATCGACGGAGTGAGCCCAAGGAATACGTCGCTAGACAATCCCTTCTGCTTGCCCATCACCTCAAAGGCCTTGTCGAGGGTCGCTTTGGCTGGAGCCCCAGCACCGCCCGAAAGATTAGTTCCGGATGGGTGAGAAGCTGAGAAAAGATTAAAGCCGTCGGGCATCAACGGGTTCGACAGGAAGACGTCGTAGATCGCTTTTTCCTGAGTGCGTCGAGCCGCGGAGCCGTGCATCGCTGGGATACGGGAAAGGGCGTCAAGGTCATCGTTGATAACCGTCTCCCAGGTGACGGTAAATTCCTTACCGTACTTCTCGATCTTGTACGACTTGCGTTGATCGACAACCTTGCCCTCTGGGTATTCCTTGCCCTCAGGAACTACTTCGAGGTTTGGCGATTCGCCAAGGCTGATTCGGTTGATGTTTTTGAAGTCATCAACGCTTTGAGCTTGCCTTACCCATTGATCCCAAGTGTATGGGGCCTCAAGGTAGGATGCCGTAAGGGTCTTGCTGGCCGCATCCAAAAGCAGGTTCGAAAACGATCCGCTCGTATGGTAAACGTCGTTCGATCGACGGATATTGAATCGATCCATTGTCCCTTGATGGCCCATCGCGATGCGAACAACGTCGCCCTTGTTGTGTCGCTCGGGATTGACGTTCATTCGCCGGACGCAAGCCTCGGCAAGTCGATAGAGCCCAAGGTTACGGAAGTGTTCCGCGCCCTGAACGTCAGGGGCCTTTTGAGTCTTGATCTGGCCTTGGAAGCATCGCTGCACAAGACCCGCCGAAGCTTGAGCCACGAACTTATCATGCTCGCTTTCGGTCACGCTGAAACTGGAGCCCTCGACGGCCCCGCCTAGTGGTTGACTGGCCATCTTTCGGATGATCCTTTCTTGAGCGTCCTGAACGGTCACATTTGGATCGTCGATCAAAGCGTCTGCAAAGCTACGCTCAAGCTTTGCAAGCGTACAATGAGCAACGATAGTCTTGCGTCGGTCGTCGGCTGCCTTGAGTTGGCGTGCAACTTCGGCCTCGACTTTCTTTTCGGTGTCTTCCATTCGCATAGCCTCTTCGGGCTTGTCTTCGGCCCGCATTGCCTCTTCGGGCTCTTTGTCCATGCCTGCCATCAATTCGACCTGCCCCATCGGAGCCGCGTCGGAGCCGGATTGCCCCGCTGCCTTGCCTGCGAGGAAAATCACAATCTGTTCAAGGTCGGTCATGCCCTCAGGCAACCCGAGACCCTTCAACGTTGCCATTAGGCTTTCGTCCATTCTCTCAACCCTTTCATGGTCGTAAGACCTGCGAACAGTAGAATTCGGATCTGCGCCCGTTGCGCAGATCGAAGCGTTATGCGGTTCCCAAGCGGTTACAATTTCCGCTGGTCCCTCAATCACCTTGCCTTGTCGGGTGGTGTACGTTTGGCCCTCTCGAACGAATTGACGCTCAATAATCTGCGCATCAATCGAGAAGTCATTTAGGTGGCCTTCGGTGTATCTTGTCGCGACGATCTGCGAGTCTGCATCGCTTGCGAAATCGGGCAAGCCTAGAAGCTCATCGCCCTCGATAACGATATTGCGAATCGAGCCAAAGACGTTGCGTACCGTCTTGTCGTTGTGGCTGTCAACAATAGGCAACTGCTTTTTGTCGTTGCGGAATCGGACTCCATCCATGAGCAATACTTGCTTGATCCAACCGCGTTCTTGATCGTAGATGTCAATTGGCGTTTCGGTCGCAATCACCGCCCGGCCATCTTTCACGGTCCCGAACTGCCGAACGATCGAACCGCCCTCGATGGGCTTGGATCGCCTTGCATCTAGTTCCCTGCGTCTTGCCTCAAGGCCTTTTTTCTTAAATCGCTCTCGGTCTTGCTTGTTCATGCTGTCACCTCAGCGGGTAGCGTGTCCACTGATCCGTCTTTTGCGTCGTCGATTAGGGCCTGTACGCTCGATTCGCTCATGCCGACCGACGATAGGAACACCCTGGCCTGCGCTTCGCTAATGGCCCCGCTAGCTAGCTCGTTGAGGGTCTTGGCAATGGCTTTGCGGTTGCGGTTGAATTGGAGCGTTGAAAGCCCCATCATTTCGCCGCTGCCGGTCGCTGGCTGGGTTTCTGCCGCCCCTTGCGTCTGAGCCGCCGAAATGGCTAGTTGCGTTTGCTCGGGAGTCTGCAAACCAAGCTTTTGAAGGAGTTCATTTTCTTTGGCCCGCTGGTAGAAGACCTTGCGATAGTTTTGGCCCTGAGCCCCAAGGACATCCGCATAAGTCGCTGTAAACGAATTGATGCCCGATTCGCTGGTCTGTTGCTCAACGCCTGGATCGACCCATTCCCATTTAGGGGTTTGCCATTCAACAGGGGTGAACCGCCTGCGGTCGCTTAGGAGGTCGATAGGCGAAGGGAAACCGTCGAGGCTGGTTCGGGTTGCTGCATCGCAGAAACGATCCCAAACGGGCTGTAGCAAGTGCCGAATGATGTATTTCTGGATGATCCGAAACCGCCGACGGTCTTCTAGCTGGCTAGTCCGGCTCGAACTGTAGGAAGTCTGCGAATAGTCGCGAGCTACAACCTCGTAGGAGAGCCCTGTGCCAACCGCGATCCCTCGGAGAATTACCTTCGTCCATTCGCCAGCTGCGTTGTTTGGCCGCGTTGGGTTGATTACCTCAACCGATTCGCCTGGGTTAAGATCGAAGATTAGGCCCGGCTCGATGTATCGCTCTCGATTGCCTGCCTTGTCGATTCCGCTGCCGGTATCTGGATCGGACAAGCTGCCCAATGGCGTTTCGGTCTTGATTGCCGCTGTAAAGCAGGATGCGATTGCCGAGGCCTGGAGCTCATTGTCGAGATACGTTCCAAGGTCTCTGATCGATGCCAACGCCGGAGCGAACCACGTAACGCCCCGCGTCTGTCCGACTCGATCCTGCCGGAATAGATGAATGATCTCCCTAGCCGGGATTTCCTTCGGCGTCCTTGAGACCGCGTAAGGCTGCAAGGGATGATCTTCGTAGATCATGTAGGCAAGGGGCTTGCCCGATTCATCGACTTTGATGCCGCGAATAACCCGCGTACCATCGCCGCGATCGATTCCCATCGTGTACGTATCTCGATCGGTCGCTAGCCTGTCGGCTTCGATGATCTCAAGGGCCATCGGAATCGGTCGAGAGATTCCACGGTATTCGGTCGAGGGCAGATTGACTACGCGAATAAGCACTTCGCCCGCTTCGACCATTTCGCGCAATGCGATAATCTGAATTTCTTCAAGGGTTAGCCGCCCGTTGATGTCGGCCACTTCGGACCACTCGGACCAAGCCTTATCGCGCAGGTCGTTGATGTCCTCGATGTCATCGCCTTCGGGAGTTTCAAAGGTCGATTGGGCTTGGATGCCCGCGCCGACGACGGAAGAAACGATAGTATCGACGACGCCCCATGCGTAGGAGTTGTCCCTGACCAATCGCCGAGCCTCGGCCCTGAGTCGATCGGCCCCGAATGGCCCCATTAGCTCTTGGTCGGCTGGTAGATTCTTTGGGTGTCTGTTGCTCGATACCCGCGACGGTTCGGCCCCCTGGTAGGATCTGGCAAGGGCCTTGCGTGCTGCTTGCCGTCGCAATCCTGCGATGGGGCTAACTGCCGAGACAACCGAATCGATAAATTGAGTAATCATCGACGGCCCCCTACGATTCGCCCGAGGGAAATACCGCCCGATCCGCTTTCGCGTTGGACTTGATGAAGCAGCTTGTTTCGCTGTTCAAACAATGACGCTAGGTCGAGCTTGGTAACGGTCCGCGAGCCAATGGAATACTGAGACGCCCCTCCGCTTAGAAGGGCCTCGATAGCTGCGTCGATTAGTACTAGAAGGCTTGCCGCTGATGCCATGCGTCAATCGTTGCATGGCTTGCTGTAGGTTGCTAGATGCCTGTACTATTCCATTAGTACACTGCTACAAATTACTTACGCTCTTGGGGCCATGTATGTCCGCAATAGGAGCATCGGCAATAGCGAACCTTGGCCTTGGTGCAATAGACCCGGCTGTAGCTCTTGCCGATCGGTCGGCGTGACTCACATAGCGTGCAGGGCCTTGCCTCATCTTCGCGTGGGATGGGAGCCTCGATAACCGCCACCGATTCAACCGGCTCGATGATCTCGATCGGCTCGATAGCCTCTTGCGTTGCTGGTCTGTTGGTTCGCTTTGGTCTCTTGCTCATATCACCCTCTTCGTTTGGGAATCCATCCGCCTTGTCGCTGCCTGAATCGTTGCTGCCCATGCCTGTAGGCTTGCTGAACCGGCTTGGCTTGTTTCGGCTCATCGCCGATATGCTTTGGAGCAACCTCGATCTCGCTTGGGGCTATCAATTTTACGCCGCAGGCTTCGGACCCTGCCGCCGCCATGTAGGTCGCATCGAGCCAGTGG